ATGCAGATTGGCTACATCTATAGACCGACACAGTTATCCTCCACTAATACTACGACTTGGGTCAGCACTAATGCGCCTGAAGTATTGTTGTATGCTTGTCTAATTCAAGCGTATAGTTATACCAAAGGCCCTACTGAGATGATGCAGTTTTTTGAAAACAGTTATTCCCAAGCTATACAAGGACTAGGTATTGAACAACAGGGTCGTCGTAGAAGAGACGAGTACAGGGATGGTATTATTAGAGTACCGCTTAAATCGGAGTCGCCGGGACCATGATTTCAACAATAGGTGGAGTAGAGGTAGGAATAGTAACAACTTCAGCAGTTTCAGGGCGCGGATTTACTCCTGAAGAGCTGGCGGAGCATGCCTTAGATAAAATAATTTATGTGGGTGGTAACAGCCATCCTTTGATTGCAGAACAGGCAGAAGCTTTTAAAAATCAAATCCGTGGGGTGCTGATTGAGTATATGAAACAAGCTATTCGTTCAGATCGCACAACTTTGGCAAACCAATTCCGTGATGCTGGGCATTCGGAACTTGTAAAATTATTGGAGATATAACATGGCAATAACAGTAACAACAGCGATGCCCACAACTTTTAAAGTAGAAATACTTAAAGGACTACATGACCTATCAAACGGTGCAGATACCTTGAAGATTGCGTTATTAAAAGCAACCGCTTCTGGTAGTGGTACTTATGGCGCTGCAAGCACTAATTACAGTGATATTACTGGAAACAGTGATGAGGCAAGTGGTTCAGGCTACAGTGCGGGAGGTAATACTCTTACGAACGTGACTCCAGTTGCTTCGGGTACTACGGCTGTTTGTGATTTCAGTGATACTACTTGGTCAAGTGCTTCTTTTACGACTTCTGGAGCGATGATCTACAACACTAACAACAGTAATTCAGCGTGTGCGGTGTTAAGTTTTGGTGGTGATCAGACGGTAAGTTCGGGGGATTTTCAAATTCAGTTTCCTGCTGCTGGTGCTTCTACTGCGATTATCCGTATCGCCTAGAGGTCTTGAATGACTGATAAAGTTGTAAGTCTTGGAGCCACATGGGGCGCAGGTACGTGGGGCCAAGGCTCGTGGGGAAATAATGTCAATATTTCCGTATCAGCCACAGGAGCAATAGGCACTGTAGGATTCTCTATAGGAGCGTCTGTAATCCCTACTGGAGTACAAGGGACTAGCGCGATAGGTAGTATTGTTATAAATCGCGGTGGGTTGATTACACCCGTAGGTGTTGAAGGAACAGGTAATGTAGGAACCGTAACTACTGCATATAGCAGTGTGCAAACACCGACAGGTGTAGGTGGTACGGGTGCAGTAGGAACTACTTCCATAAGCGTAGTAGATTCCGTAACTCCAACGGGAGTAAGTGGTACGGGCGCCATAGGTACGCCTGCACTTGTAGTAGGAGATTTATTTGTACCTCTAGGTACAAGTGGTACAGGTGCTGTCGGTACGGTCACCCCAGCTTACGATAAAAATGTATCTGTTACAGGGGTAGTTGGCACAAGTGCTGTTGGAGCCGTAACTAGTGTGGTAGTCCCTACAACAACAGGAGTTATAGCATCGAGTGGAATAGGTGCTATTATTACTGTTTATGGAGGCACTATAACTCCTACAGGGGTAAGCGGCACGGGCGCGGTAGGAACAATAACTAGAGTTGGTTGGGACATAATAAATGATTCTCAAACCCCCAATTGGGTAGACATAGACGCAGCAGCATAGGACTAAATTATGGCAACTTATGTAAACAATCTACGATTAAAAGAAATTGCTACTGGTGATGAAAGTGGTACATGGGGAACCAGTACCAATACTAACCTTGAACTAATTACCGATGGCTTTAGCTATGGCACAAAACAAATGTCTAGCGATGCGGATGAAACCTTTACCATGCCTGACGGCACGGCGGACGCTACTCGTGGATTTTATCTAAAACTTACTTCAGCAGGTTCGCTCACAGCTACTCGTGTAGTTACGCTTGGTCCTAACACCGTCTCTAAAGTGTGGCTGATTGAAAACGCTACGACAGGTAGTCAGATCATTACAATTAAACAGGGGTCTGGCGCTACGATTAATATTGCCAACGGCTCTAAGTCTATGGTTATTACGGATGGTGCAGGAGCTGGAGCTGCTGTTTTTGATGCTAATCCAACAGAATCTGGCGGTGATGTCACAGGGCCGGGAAGTTCAACAAATTTAAATATTGCTACGTTTAACGGCACTACAGGTAAGGTTATTCAAGACGGGGGCAAAGCACTACCTACAGGAGCGGTTATTGGTACTTCAGATACTCAAACGATGACCAATAAAACAATGACTAGTCCTAGAATTGGTACTAACATTCAGGATACAAATGGCTTAGAGCTAATGAATTTAACTGCGACGGCTTCTGCGGTTAACGAAATAACACTAGCTAATGCGGCTACTGGCAATAACCCTACAATAACTCCTTCAGGTAATGACGCTAATGTAGGTCTTAACGTTGCACCTAAAGGCACAGGTGAGTTTAATGTTACGACTAGTTTTATGTCTGGAGTTTTTTCGGATAGGGTCACTGCACTGGGTAACACAGGTACAGCTAAGACTATAGACTGTGATGACGGAAACGTTTTCACTGCGACATTAAACGGAAATGCCACGCTTACATTAGCTACACCTAACACTGTAAGCAGCAGAGCAACTTCGTTTACATTAGTCCTTACTAACGATGGGACACCGAGCCGTACTTTGGCCTTTGCTGGAGGGACATTTAAATATCCGGGCGGGTCCGTAAGCCGTACAACAACTGCCTCGGCAACCGACATCTGGTTTTTCTTTTCGCCAGACAACGGTACAACATGGTATGTTACCATCCCTATGAAAAACTTATCTTAATTTAATAGACTAGAAGGACTATTGACATGGCACTATCTCCAGAGATGCAAGCACAAGTAGATCAAACAAATGCTACAGAGAACAATCGAGCAGCTAATATGGCCGCACAAGAAGCAAAACGATCAAAACTAGATACTTTGCGTATGGCTAAAGAAATATTAGTTGAAAATCGTCGGACTCAAGCTGCTGATGAGGCTACTGATATTACTTCATCCGCAGTAACTACGTTAGCTGGAGAACTAGATACGTTTGTAAATAGTTAATGGAGTCCTACGCCTACTTTCCCTCTCTTATTTATCGAGAAGAACATCCAGAGTGGGTAGATAAAACGCTAAAACATTCCCAAAAATACTATGGGGAAACGAGAGCGTGGCTTCCTGAAGGAGAGCTAGTAAAACAAACAGGCCCTATGGCAAATGACCCTGACCTTGAGTATTTAGCGTCTTATTTTAGAGATAAAGGCGTTAGTATTTTAAAAGAACAGGGCTATTCTACAGACGATCATGATTTTTATTTAGCAGGGATGTGGGGTCAAGAGTTTGCATGTACAGGCAGTAACATTATGCACGTACATGGGGATAGCCAAATTTCTGGGTTTTTCTTTTTAGAGACCGCCGAGGGAGGGTCGTATCCTATGTTTGATGATCCTAGAGCCGGTAAAAAAACAACAGACCTGTGGCCTACGCCCAGCGAAAAAGTGACGCTGGCAACTCCCTATATACACTTTAATAACGTAAAGCCCGGTACTATGTTGTTTTTTAATAGTTGGTTACCCCACATGATTACAGCTAATCAAGCTGAAACCCCCACTAAGTTTATCCATTTTGTATTGTCCTGCAACAAAAGGTTTGTTTAATGCAGCATGAGCTTACTCCTTACACTAAGAATATAGAATCATACGCATGGTGGGACGAGGGGTTTAGTAAAGAACAGCTTGATTGGTTACAAGACAAAACAAAAGAGGCTTCTACAGTAGCCTTGGCCGGAACATTGACGGACGGTGCGGAGCTAGAAAAAGTTCGCCGCTCTAACGTACACTGGCTAAATAAGGAACCTGAAACTTTTTGGGTGTATGAGAAACTAGCTCATATTGTATCTAGTCTTAACGCAGAACATTTTCATTTTGACCTTAAAGGTTTTGGTGAGCCACTACAGTTAACCAATTACCATGAAAGCAAACAAGGCATGTATACATGGCATCAAGATTTTGGAGCAGCAGGACAATCCAGAAAACTTTCTTTGGTGTTACAGCTTTCACATCCTGATGAGTACGAGGGAGGGGAACTTCAAATTTTAACAGGGGAAAATCCTCAGTCGATGCTCAAAAAAAGGGGTCTTATAACTGTTTTCCCAGCGTGGACGCTACATCAAGTCACTCCTGTCATAAAAGGAAGTAGGCAGACACTTGTGGCTTGGATTACAGGAACCCCCTTTAGATGAACGTAGATATAAAAGACTTTATAGGTGTTTTTAGTGATGTATACCCTAAAGGGTTTTGTCAGCATTTAATTGCTGAATTTGAACGGCATAAAGATTTGGGTGCTGGAGCAAACAGGCAACAAAATGAAAATGTAAATAGACACGATAAAGACGATTACTCAATAAACCTTAACGGAAACAATCTTATTTTTTCTCCGTTTGAAAAAAATAATGGCGAACCAAGCGATCATACTTATGCAACTGTTTCAGATATGTTTTTTAGAGGACTGCAAGTATGTTACGAAACTTACTCTGAAAAATACTCTACGCTTAAACA